AACCATTCTGCTTGCGACGACCGCTTGTACAAGCCGAAGATAAGGTTGTCAGTTGTCTTAGGGGTCCCCGTGAAATAAGTGGTCGCTGTGCGGCTGTACGACATAGTTTCTTGAATGATAGGAACATGGTCAGGGTCCATGTCTTGACATTCGTCGATACATACTCTGTCGGCACTTACGCCGCGCACTCGATCTGCATCAAGCAACGCAAAACTAAATAACATCATTGCGTTATTTTTAAACGACCGTTGTAACACAGAGTTCTCTGTCGTTGAATCGCTCCACTGCGATTTAATTGGCGACTGATCTATAAACGGTCGCACGTAGTTGTTACTAAACCGCCGGACTTGTTCAAAGCGCGGAGTAACATAAAGCGTTTTACAAAACGGTACAGAGTTAGCAAATACAACACCGTGAGCAGCAAGCGACGTGCTTTTGCTCACTTGTCTACCAGTGCACCACACCTGATTCTTGGGCATCAAAATTCGAAATAAAGGAGAAAAAGGAAAATGATTTTTTATAGTGTAAGGTTGTCCTGACAAATTTAAAACAAGAGGCAGCAGCGGTTCAAGCGATGGAAACGCGTGACGTTCTGACAGCTCGCGCAACAGCCGCGCACGGTCGTTACCGGCCGAGCTCGTCTTGGGATCTATCGCAACAAGCTGCTCAAACAAATTAGCAATCCCAACAACTGGGGGCGCTATACCGGGGGTTTTATTTCGCGGGAGCTGATCCCGCATTATTTGAGGTGGCATATGGTTAAGTATAGGAATGGGCGTCATGTAAGCTATAGGCAAAACTCGAAGCCAGAATTGCAATGGCTAGAAGACGGCGCAAACGCGCTCATTGTGTTTGCGTTTGTGTGTGTGAAAGTTATTGCCGTAGCCTTGTGGCAATGTGTTTGCGCTCTCGTGCGGGCAGTGATACACGCAATAAAGCTAGTTCCAGCAAAATAATTGCAGAACTCTTCTTTGCGGGTATGCTGCACCACTCATGCGGTCGCGGCGGGTATACTAAACGGTGACTCGCCGCGGCTTTTTAGGAGAATACAAATGCCAACCATCGGTCAATCAGCAAAGTTATATTTTGAACGCCGACTCCCTGCCATGCAAAAAACTCATCGCGGCCCAGGTCCGCAATTGTATTTAACAGATAACTTAGTCAACTATCTAAAGTTAGAAGCGCCTCTGCCGCTTCCGCAATACTTGGCGCCACCGGGTCCGCAAAACGTCGATACAACTTTAACTCAAGTGTGGCCTCACGGTGACGCCACTGTCATATAACCATTAGGACAACAACGTGGAAAAACTATTTATTTATTTCTCTGCTGCGCTCATTGGCGCCGCGCTCTTCGGCGGCGGCTCGCTTCTTTTGGCTGTGGGCGCAAGCTATATTATTCTCGTTGGCGTAAATAGTTTGTCCCGCCAGCACCGAGCAAACGAACACCAGGTATAACGATGTTTAACGCGCTTGACTTTTTTGTTGTAGCTTTAGCCGCCGGTGCCGTGATTGACGTCTGGCACAAGGGCTCTATTTTCAGTACGGCTCGCGCGTATGCGCAGGCCATACAGGACGTTACGCCGCACAACAGCGCCAAAGGCAAGCTGCTTGAACTCATCAATTGTCCGTTTTGCAAGTCGTATCACTTGCCGCTGTATTTCTTCATCATGCTCTTGGCAGGACACTGGTTCGGCGGTAGCATCATGACCGTCACGCAACTTGCTCTCTATAGCCTAGCCGCCACGCGGCTAGGCAATATAGTAGATAACTTGTTGCCAGGAGCCGCGAGATACATGCCACAAGAAGGACCTTATAATGGCGCCGGATACGACCCAGGATACTACGACGCAGGAAAACCCGACGATTCAGCCAACCCGCCTGTCGTATGACGTTGAATTTTTAGAAATGTCGGCTAAATTTTCAGACGACGTACTTGTCGCTATCCCAGAATTACGGGGGCTGGCTATCGTCCCGATGTGGACGCATCCGCCAGAAAACTGCCGTGCGGGCCTCATGCGGCTCAGAAACCCCGAACCGCCTTATCTCGCAGAACTACTGGCCTTATTGGGCCGGCTTACAAGCTTTGCCGTCGAAGTTCACAGGGACTTAGTCGGGCAATTAAAGATGTTTAATCAGTACGCGAGTGAGTTATCGGCAACGATCTCAGACCGTACGAATCAATTGGAGCAACTCAACACTCATGCCGACACCACCGACACCCCAGAACCCAACAATGCCGAACAACAATGACGCCGCACCATCTATGGCTGTCACGGGCAGCAGCGGTTCAAGCACGCTTATCGACGTGCTAGCAGCGCAGTTCTCTCACCTCGAGAGCGGCGAAGTCCGGTCTGAACTAGAACGCCATTACGGCGACCAAGTTTGGACAACCGACGAACTCTGCGCGGCGTTTGGCGTTTCTCATTTTGCTCCACCTTATGTGCACGTCATACGTAGGCACGATGCTTGCCGCGGCACCGTTGCGTACATCGACGCGCCGCGATTCTATTTCTCGTTCGTCCCTGACAAAGAAAACCAAAAATAAATGGCCGCTTTGCAACACGAGTACGAGTCTGGTGCTGTACGCAGCGCAGACTGTGCTGCAGTACGCTACGACTTAATCACGCCCATCGGTTTGCGAGCTGTTGCAAACGCTTGCGCCGAAGGCGCTGCAAAGTTTGGTGCATACAACTGGGAAAACGGTATGCCAGCTGAAGACCTGTTGAATCATGGGCTTGCCCACATCTACAAGTTTTTAGGCGGCGACCGCAACGAAGACCACTTGGGTCACGCAGCGTGGAATATCTTGGGCGCTATTCATTCGCTCGAGCAATGGCCGGAACTCAACACCGGCTCACTGCGGCCGGCAACCGGCGAAGTGCCGCCGAATGCTAAAGTAACTCGGCCGTAAATCGACAATTTGTCGAAAAAATTTACACCAGAGTTGCTTTTTAGTTTTACGGTTGTATTGTGAACTACAGGCACGGAGACGGTCTCCGCGCAAGCAATTTTACAAGAAAGACAAAGACAGCAATGGCAAAAAATAAGTTGGCTGGCGAATGGATCAGCCCAGAAAATTTATGGGGGAAGCCGTTACCCCCAGCGCTCAACAAGACGCCCCGCGCTACAGCGGCAAAAGTCGAGCCCGATGACGACGATGAAGACGAAGACGAAGACAAGGACGACGAAGACGACACGGAAGACGAAGACGCCGAAGACGAGGTCGAATACGACGAGGCGGACGACGTGGTCACGAGCGAAGCTGACTTCGACGTAGAAGTTAGCGATGAGACAGAAACTGTGTCGACTGTCGTCGACGCAATCCCCACGAAGAAGAAAGCAGAGAAGAATATGCCAGCAACTGTGGTAGAGAAGAAAAGCGGCGCTGATTACTGTCGTACCGAAATCGCACGACGTGCCGCAACAGGCGAGTCACTGCGTGGCGTAGATATTGTCGCGGCCTTGGCTAAGTACAAAGTCGTGATCAACCCAGCCCAAGTTTCCCAGCTTCTCAAGAAGGCCAAGGAAAGCGGCGTCATCTGCACCATGACCGACAAGAGCCGTGTAGCGGCCAAGGCTAAGGCAACAAAGCCAGCAGCTAAGCCAATGGCAAAGCCTGCAGAAATGACCGAAACGCCCCGCGGACCCCGGCATAGCGTGCCAAAGCGCAAGCTTGCCACACCGGGCGCAATGCCAATGGCGCAGCTCAAAGCTGCATCGGCGTTCATCGCCGCTTGTGACGGCTGTTACGACACGGCCCAAAGCATTCTTGCTGATCACAAGCAAGTCCGGTCTTTGATGGGCACATAAGGGTAAAAAATCTTTTCGCGCGCGGTGCCAGCTCGGCTTGCCCAAGGTCGCCTGGCACTGCGCTGCGAATTAGATATCTTTAGCCCATACCCAGAAAGGAGGCGCTCTTGCCAACCAAAAGTGCGCAGCCGGGCAAGCGTTCGTGCGCAAATGCCGCACAAGCACAAGTCGCTTGTTCGCCGGCCGCCAGTTACACGTTCCCCGCCGGCCTGATCAAACGCGTGCATATCAACATGCACGTGATCCGTAAAAATATCAAAACAGGGGCCACCGAGCCCGTGATCACCGTGCAGTTTCGCGGCAAGCCGTATCGGTTTGCAACCGTAGAGATTTTAGGCAGCTCACGCGTTGTCTACGCGCCCACTGCGCCGCTGAGTTGCGGTGCGCGAGTGTGGGTCGAAACAAAAGCAGAAACAATAGGTTTCTCATCATGAAACGCGCAGCCTACACGCCGGCTGAACATGCAGAAGACAAAGAAAAGATTCTTGCCGCGCTTGACGCAGTCATCGCGCTGCGAGAGGCATATAAAGACGTGATAGCCATACCCGAGATTGTCGTGCTGCACGACATTACCGAATACCGGCTAGACACGCCACGCGGGCCATTCCCATTTAAGAAGTTCTATAGCCGCGACGTAGCGGTCTCTATTTTGCGCCAATTCAATGAAAACAATTATGTCACACCCGAAGAGCTCGAGATGACAATTGTCGTCGGCTTAGAAGAACATAAAAAACTATCAGACACATCTCACAAAGATTAGAGGTACTCATGTCACACATCGTTCAGATCAAGACTGAAGTCCGAGATACGGTCGCCATTATGGCGGCAGCAAGGCGGTTAAAATTGGCCGAGCCCACCACGGGCGTATTTAAGATGTTTAGTGGCGCCTACGCCACGGGAACCGGCGTCGAACTGCCGGGCTGGAGGTATCCGGCTGTATTTAATACAGAGACCGGCGCCGTGGACTTTGACAACTACAACGGCTCGTGGGGCCAGCAGGCGGAACTAGATAAGTTTCTGCAGGCGTACGCTGTGGAGCGCGCCACGGCAGAAGCGCAAAAAGGTGGCTACTCTGTATACGAAGAGCAGCTCGACGACGGTTCCATCAGACTCAACATCACCGGAGAGGGCTACTAATGTCAAAAAGCATCCAGATCACAATTTCGCCTACGGGCGGAACCAAGATTGAAACGACCGGGTTTACCGGAAGCGCGTGCCAAGACGCAACGCGCGCGCTTGAGGCAGCCCTCGG